AGCATATTTTGTATAAATTTCTTTTTTTTAAATTCTTCTATATTTTCTATAAATTCATAGAAATTTATATTATATTTCCCTTTAGTATTCAGACGATATGTGAAGGTAAAATAATCAACAATATTATTACCAATGCGACATCGTGGACTACAAGTATGCGCATTTTGACCTATCTCTATTAACTGATTCATTTCTCTCTCAATGTCTTGTAAGGATATGTTTTTTATTTGTTTTGCTATTTCAAATTTGTCTAAATATGTTAATGAACTTTTTATGTTTAACATTTTATAACATTTGAGAGAAAAATAAATAAATTAAAATTTAAATACAAAAAATTATTAAATATAAAAAATTAATAAATATAAAAAAATATTTAAAAAAATAAATTAAATAATTTAAATTTAAATATAAAAAAATATTAAAAAAAATAATTTAGAAAATTTAAATTTAAATATAAATTAAATTTAAATATAATGAGAAAAATTTCTGATATAAAACATGCGGTTTATATTAATTTGGAAACAAGACCAGATAGAAAACAAAAAGTTGAATTAGAATTGAAAAGTGTCGGAATCAATCATTTTCAAAGATTCAATGCAATCCGATTACCAAATGGTGCAATTGGGTGTAGTATGAGCCATTTAAAATGTTTAGAAAATGCTAAGAAAAACAACTTACCATATGTTTTAGTTGTAGAAGATGATATACAATTTTTAAATCCTGAAATATTTAAAAATCAAATGAATAAGTTTTTAAAGGAGCATACAGAATGGGATGTTGTTCTATTTGCTGGTAATGTAGTTCCGCCTTACATAAATGTGGATGATACATGTATTAAAGTAATAAAATGTCAAACGACAACTGGTTATTTAGTGAAAAGTCATTATTATGATACTCTTATAGAAAATTTTAGAACAGGTATTCAAAACCTTATTACAACTCCTGAGGATCATAGAATCTATGCGATTGATAAACATTGGTTTAAACTTCAAGAGAAAGATAATTGGTATTTAATTACTCCTTTGACAGTAACACAGAGAGAAGATTATAGTGATATTGAAAAAAGACATACTAATTATACAAATGTCATGCTGGATATGGAAAAAAAATGGTTTTTTCCACCTTTATAAATCCACTTTTAAAAAAAGTGGAGCAAAACTTTTCCACCTTTTTCAAATGTTTAAGCTTCGCAAAAAAGCTTCGCGGAGAGCCACAGATTTAGTTAAACCTTTTTTTAAAGGTTGTCCCGAAGGGAGAAGCTAAGAGCCAAATCAAATTTTAAAATTATTTAATATATTTGACTTTACTTGAAAAAATAAAGTATTATAAAAGTTAACATATTGTAAAACTACTACTAAGTAGAAGTAGTGGGACATTTACCTAACATTTACAATATGCCTCGTTATCTCTAATTACGGTTATACAACCTACATCCTGAGCCCCACACCAACCCTAGTGACTATGACCATCAGGATTCAATATCAAAGTAAAAGTTTTTGGAATACCCAAAGTATCTGGAACAGTTGGTAACGCAGCTGTAAGATTATCTATAAATTCACCAACTGATTTTCCATTGAAAGCTGTAATAGTGAATGGATTATGAGTTTTTGAATCTCCTAAATAATTTTGTAGATCAGATAATCTAAATATGTCAAGCATAGTATCTTTTAAACCAGAAATTAAAAGTGGTGAAACTGAATTACCTAAATTAACTTGTACATCTTCTAAATACAAATAATTATTATTACCATCAGTATTTGTTAAAAATTCCAATTTTACTAAATCAGCTTCAGAAATGTTACTAAGGGTTAATCTTGCACCACCATCTGCTACATAACTAATTCTGGATGTAACTGAAGGAGCATTGATTTGAATCAACTTTTGTTGACTAAAAAGCAACCAGTCACGGTGTTTTAGATCTGTACTCATTATACAATAATTATAATATTATAATTTCAACCTTATCCACTTTTTTAAAAAGTGGAGCTAAATTATGAGTTTAACTTTAAAAAAAAGTTGAGCAAAACCAACTTTAAAAAAGTTGAGCAAACCTTTTAAAACTTTAGAAACCCACTTTTTTTAATGATGGATTAAATCTTTGACTCCACCTTTTCTAAAGGTGGAAAAGGTGGATATCCTTAAAATAATGATTCGTATTCATAGATAACATATTTTCTTTTAAACCTTTGTCTAAATTATAACCTATTGCATAATCTTCAAAATATTCATTTTCAATACTTTCCTTTTTTGATAATAAATGATTGATTGCATCATAAGATAAAAAATAAAACCTACCATTACAATATTTTGTTGCATGTAAAGGAATATTTTCAGGTAATTCTGGATGAATCATGTGATATTTGGATAATTGTGGCTGTTTTATGTCTACAATAAAACCACCATAATGAATTTTACACGCTTGACTAATAATTCCAACTAAAACATCAAAAAATTTATCATTTTGTAACATTTGATCATCATCTGTTTTAAAAATGTATTTATATTCAAATACTTCATTAATAGCTTTGTATGAAGCAATTACTTTTTTAGGTAATGAATTATAATCATCTGCTGTTTTTACCCATAATATAAGGTTTTCTTCATCAAATTTATATTCTGTAGTTAATGATATATCTCCAATTACATGATAGTATTTTAAATAAGAAGGTATATTTTTTAACCATGTATTTTTTTGATGTTGCGCTTTTTTAATATATTTTTTACAATTCATAATAAGTAATATATAATCTTGCTTAATCATGTAATATAAATATAATTATTATTTTAATATAAAATTTTCAACTTTTCCACCTTTTCTACCTTTTCCACCTTTAGAAAAGGTGGAGTCAAAGATTTAATCCATAATTAGAAAAAGTGGATTTCTAAAGTTTCATGGTTTTGCTCAACTTTTTTAAAGTTGATTTGGCTCCACCTTTTCTAAAGGTGGAAAAAGGTGTACCCATGTCTCAGGACATAAATCCTTTGTATTATTGTTCACTGAATCCCCAAACCATTTTGAAGGATAACAAACAATTTTATCTTTGTTAGAATTGAAATAAGCTCCCCACCAACTGAAAGAACTATTTGCGATAATATTATGATAACAACAGCTCATTAGAAGCATCTGTTCCCAATCATCTAATGATGAGTCTACTTTTGTAAATGTAAAATTTGGAAAATCTTGAATTAATTGATTAACTATTGTTAAAACATCATCAATATCATCATTTTCACAAAAATAAATGATATTAAATTTATTAGACTCTTTATTCTGAATATATGTTAAAGCTGACTTATAATATTCATAAGTTGAAAGTGGATGAACATGCTGTATATTTTTATAATCACCAATTCTAAAATGCATACTAATAGTATTATTTAAAATAGTATTATTTAAAAATATACTATTTATTTGAAGTTTTTCTATTAATTTATTTTTCATTTTTTCTATACCAATTAATTTACATATAGTAGTATAATTCTCTTCAAAATATTTATAGCTTTGAAAATAACCATATAATAAAATATCAGAATATACAAGTTTCATAGCAGGTAATTCATTATATTCAAAATTTTGTTCTTTTATGATATTAATATTTGACGGCATTTCATTAATTAGAAATGGTTTTAAATTTGAAAAAAATGTATCCCAAAAGGTATAACGGATAGTTGTTTTACCACTTCCTAATTGTTTAACATTTAATAAATTAAATTTTTGTTTACTTTTAATTGCGTATGAAATAGTTGCAAAAATTTGGAATATTTGATTCCCAAGGCCACCCATTAAATTACAAATAATCATATTTGTAATTTATAAACATATTGTATTTATATTTATTTTCTTGACTTTCTAGATTTTCCTCCGTACATTTTAGACTTTCTAGACATTTTAGACTTTTTAGACATTTTAGACTTTCTTCCATACTTTTTACTTTTCTTTCCTCCATATTCTATTTCTAAAGTATTATTACTATTTGTCAACTCTGGACTACTTCTTGATACACTTCCTGCAATACGATCTACAATAGCATCTACTGTTCCAGGTGTATTCACTAAAGCAATTGTTGCTCCTGATAATTGTGCAATTGCCATTGGATCACCAATGATTGCTTTTCCAACAGCGCTGAGAAGATAATTCCAATAGGTACACATTGGATGTTGAAACCATAATCTATTTGATAAATATCCGCATTCACCATTAACAATCATTTGAATACCTCTAATTACAACTTGTGTACCTTCTCCTGATAAAGAAAGAGCTGCTAATATAGCCAAAATAGCGTAAATTGCGGTTTTTACATGACCTTTGTTAAAAAATCCGCCTCTCATTTTCTTTCCTCCTTTTCTAACTCCTCCCATCATCTTCATTGATCCCATTTTCATTCCTCTCATTTTCATTCCTCTCATTTTCATTCCTCCCATCATTTCACCATCGCATGTAGCTAAATCTGATTCAAACTTACCATTTGTAATTTGATTGATATTATTTATAGCTTTTAAAAATAGATCTTCGTTAAACATAGGACAACTTTCAGACATCTATATATTATATACATATATTTTTTTAAATTGTCTAAAATTTGAATTCAAACCCTTTACTTTTCTTGACAAATAGATAGATTTAGATTTTCTATATATTTTATATGTTTTACACTTTTATTATGTTCTGCTTTACCTGCACATCTAACTTCTGATCCACATTCACATGTAAATAATTCTTTTTGTTTAGATAAAATACTATCTTTATTTTTTTCATACCAATCATGTTTATTTTTTTTAATTACATCTTTATTTTCTTCTATATAATTTTTTTGTTGTTCAATAATATTATATTTATTTTCTTGATAATACTCCTTAGCTTTTTCAGAATTTTTTATTTTATTATTTTCATTATATTTTTTTTTATATTCTTTAATTTTATCTGAATTTTCTTCTCGGTATTCTTTTTGTTTTTGTTTTTCAATTTTTGCTTTTTCTTCTACACTTTCTACACTTTCAGGTTCTTGTATTATTCCGCAAAGTTGATTTTGATAATTGATATGAATTTTTGACTCAAGGTGTCTATGCTTATTACCAAATGTATATTGATTACCACATTCACAATTAATAATTTGGGATCTTTCTTCTTTTATTTTTTCCTTATTTGTTTCTCTCCACTCTTTATGTGCTTTTACTGCTTCTTCTTTATGTTTTTCTCTATATTCCTTTTTTTGTTCTGATATTTTTTCTTTATTTTTCTCATTATATTCTTTTTTTTGTTCTGATATTTTTTCTTTGTTTTCTTGTGAATATTTTTTTTGATATTCAATTTTTATTTCTTTATTTTCTTGATAAAATTCTTTTTGTTTTTCTAATATTTCTTCTTTATTTTCTTCATACCAATCTTGTTGTTGTTTTTGCTTTTCTTCTTTTGATGTTATAGGATTATTACAATTTAAAGTTGATTTCAATGATTCAATCCAAAATCTTTCCTTGGTTTCAGCTTCTCTTTTATTATTACAATTATATTCTTCTATCTGAATCATAGACCAATTATCCCATCCACCATTATTTCTTATGAATTCATAAACTTTTCTATTATAACCTATATAATATTCATTATTACAACAAATTTTATGATGATTTTTTCTTTGTCTAAAATTTGTTGTATGACCAATATACAAATCATCTACTGAAATATCATTACAAACTAGTTTATAAATAATAACTTTAGAATAATCCGCTAGAGTTTTTGGCATTTATATTATATAATGATAAAATATCTCTAAATTGTATTATAATGTATTATAATATATTATAATTATTTTTTACATGTTAATTATTAAAATTCTGTATTAAAAGTAAAAGCATCTACAGTGTCTTTATTTGCTAACGCATAAGAATCCGAATGCTTCTCGAAGAAATTTGTTTTCCCTTCTAAACTAATGAGCTCCATAAAGTCAAAAGGATTGCTAACATTATAAATTTTCTTGTAACCGAGTTGCACAGTTAATCTATCTGCTACATATTGAATATACTGTGTCATCATCCCAGAGTTCATTCCTATTAATCGGCATGGTAATGCATCACAAATAAATTCCATTTCAATTTCAACTGCTTCTTTAATAATTTCATGTATACGAGCCTTGTCTATTTTTTTCACCAATTTGCTGTATAAAAGAATGGCAAATTCACAATGAAGCGCTTCATCACGAGAAATCAATTCATTAGAGAATGTGAGACCAGGTAACAATCCACGTTTTTTCAACCAAAAAATGCTGCAAAATGCACCACTAAAGAAAATCCCTTCAATACAAGCAAATGCAACTAAACGTGTAGCAAAACTGCTTCTATTATCATGAATCCATTTTTGAGCCCAATCAGATTTCTTTTTAATACATGGAAAATTTTCAATAGCATTAAACAATATATTTTTTTCCGCTTTATCTTTAATGTATGTTTCAATGAGAAGACTATATGTATGACTATGAATGTTCTCCATCGCTATCTGAAATCCATAAAATGCACGTGCTTCAGAAATTTGCACATCATTCATGAAGCGAGAAGCAAGATTTTCCAAAACAATTCCATCACTTGCTGCAAAAAAAGCTAAAATCATGGATACAAACTTTCTCTCGTCATCATTTAAGCTCTCCCAATCTTTCAAATCCTTTGTTAAATCAATTTCTTCAGGTCTCCAAAAACAGTCAATTTGTTTTTTGTACATATCCCATACATCATCGTATTTTATTGGAAACATTACAAATCTATTATCGTCTGGAGTTAACAAAGGTTCATTTTGGGTTTTAGACATCCTAAATAATATATAGTAAAGATTTTATATTTATTTAATATATTAATTAATAAAAATAAAATAGTCATTTATTTTAAGAAATGAAATTGATACCAATACGAATACAACGATATGATGAAGGAGAAAATCCAAATTATGTATCTTTAGTAACAAAAGATGAACAATTTTTACAATTGAATGAATTAATAGAAGCAAAAAGAAGAATGTTACTTGAAAAGCAAAAAAAAATTAAAATAGTTTCAAAACAAAATAAATTTTTAGAAGAAATAAAAGAAGATTATTCAAATTATTATAATTATATTATTCAACAAAAAAAAGACCAAATGAAAGCATTAGAATTATTACACAATTATATAAATGATTTATCTGTTTCTGGAAATTTAAGTAAGCAAAATTTGGTGGATTCAAAACATGAACAAAAAAAAATTATGGATGAATTAGATTCAATAAAAACAAATTTAGATGTAATTATCAATGATACAGATATAATTTCTAATAATATTATTAAAAAATAAACGAAAAAACTTTAAAACTGAAAAAAAAAAAAAAAAAATTTAAAAAAATAATAAAAAATAATTAAAAAATAAATTAAATTATATCATTTTATATATATATAATGCAATATAACGATGAACAAAAAAAACAATTTTTACAAGAATTTAATGATAGTTTACAAAGATTAGGAAATTTAAACAAATACATAGGTGAAAATACAACACAAAAAAGGGTATTTTCTCAAACTATTATAGAAAAATTACGTGAAATTAATGATAAAATTAAATCATTATCAGATAAAATTATAGAATTGAAAAATAAAGTACTAGAATTAGAGAAAAATAGAGATGATAATAGTAAAAATATTGGAGATAGAGAGAGTAAAATAAATTCTTTGGTGCAAGAAATCACAGGTTTAACACAAGAAAGAGATGAATTAAAGAGAAATTTAAGTGAATTAGATAATAATAATAATGTAGAAAAACAGCGTATTTTAGCTGAAATAACGGCGAAAGATCAAGAAATTACCTCTTTAAAGGATGCACAAGAGAGATTTCAACAAGAAATAACAGTATTACGTACTGAATTAGCAAATCAAGGTGATCAAGGTAAGCAACATGCTGACCAAATAAAAGCATTAACAGACTCACGTGCTGCAGAACAAGAAGAAAACGCAAAACGTATTCAAGAACTACAACAAGAAATTGATAGTAGAGAAGGAAGAATTAGAGAATTAGAAACACAAGGAACAGCAGATAGTGAGAGTTTAAAACAACGTATAGAAGCTTGTGCAAAAGATATTGAACAACGAGACATGCAAATTGCGAGTCATCGTGAAGAAATTCAACGTTTACAAGAAGAAAATAATAGTTTGATTCAAAGAATTATAGATGCTACTAATGCTATAAATCAAGCTACTTTAAATTTAGATGAAATTACGAATGATCCTGAAAATAGTAATAATAATTTAGAAATTCAAAAATTATTTGTTGAACTAGAAAAATCATTAGAAAATATTAGTAGGGCTTTACAAGGACAAGGACCAAATCAAATGCCATTAATAAATCAAATGCCAGGACAAATGCCATTAATAAATCAAATGCAAGGAGATATCATTGTTACAGTAAGTGGTAAACAAATAAATATAAGAGATTTAGAAAGAATGATAACAGATAAAATAAATCAATTAAAAAGAACAGGTACAAATCCAAATGTATATGAAGAATATTTATCATATATGAGAAATGAAACTGATATAAATAAAATTAATCGTTATATTAATGATAATAGTATAGAATTAACACGTGATAATAATAAAATTAAAGGTGGAAAAAGAAAAACTTATAAAAAACAAAAAGGTGGGTTTATTTATAAAAATCATTCAAAAAGAAAAAATACTAAAACATATTCTAGTTCTAGATCTTCTACTAGTAAAATGCCGTCATCTTCAAGAGGTAAGGGTATAAGAACAAAAACGAAAAGAACAAAATAATATTTTTACTAATAAATAATAATAAATAAATATTTCAAATTTTAAATTTTTATTTAAATTTTTTATTTAATTTTTTAATGATCTAAATAATGTAGTAAACCTTTTATTCCTGGTAAATAACTACAACTATCAGGCCATCTTCCATTTTTCTCTCTAAACAGTACTGATTGAAGTGAAATTCTTTTATTTAATATTTCTTTTCTAATTTTATACACCTTTTTCCATGAACGTTGTATAAAACGCAACCAAATAGTTTTAACAATAGATATACAACAACCATTTTCTAGATATATACATTGCGCAATTTCAGGTTTTATGAAATTCTCTTGATTAATTATATTTGCGTAATTTTTAAATATATAATGTTCACTTATTACCTTTGATAAATAATATTCACTTTTATAAATTTTCATATGAAGTTTTGCAATACTATTTATATGTGTAATATTAAATTTTTTAAATCTAATTATTGTTAGATAATTATAATATGTATTATCGTTCTCTGGAATACCATGAATCTTTTTATTATATAGTTCACATAAAACAATATTAAATTTAGTTTTACTTTGTTCATCTTCGTCATACAATATTTCTTCAAATTCTTCTTCATCAAATTCTTCTTCCTCATCTTCTTCTTCTTCTTCTTCTTCTTCTTCTTCTTCTTCTTCCTCTTCAAAATCATGATTAATACTATTTAAATCTATAGTACTGTTATTCATATTATTATTATTATTATTACTATTACTATTAGTACTCTGATTCACTTGATTATACTGTTGGTTTATAAAATAAGTCATAATAATTATATTTAATTTAATTTAATATAATTAATTAATATTAATTATTATCAATTTTTTTTAAAGATTATATATATAATGAAATTAAATGCTACTATTTCAAAAATTCTTGCAAACAAATATGTTTTATATATTATTTATATCATTTCTTTATTCAACATTATTGGATATTTAGTATACGGTAAAATAGATATTGTCATATTATTTTTATTATTAGCATTCTTAACTAGTAAATTTAGTAAAAATATGGTAATTGTATTAGGTCTTCCGATAATTTTAGTGAATTTATTTGCCATGAAAAACAATTATATGGAAGGTTTAGAAAATAATAACAAAGATAAAGAATCTAAAAAAGAAATGACACCAGAAGAATTAAAAAAAACGGTTGATAAAGTTAATAATACAAAATCAGATATTATTGTTCCTCCATCTAGTGAATCAACACAAGTGGATGAATCATTTGAAGTAGGACGTAAAAAGAAGGGTAATTATGAAATTGATTATGCTTCAACCGTTGAAGAAGCATATGATGAATTAAATAAAATTATTGGAGGAGATGGTATGCAAAAATTAACAGGTGATACACAAAATTTAATAAAGCAACAGATGGAGTTGACAAAGGCTATGGAGGGTATGGCTCCTTTAATTCAAGGTATGGCTCCTTTACTTAATCAAGCAAAAGGATTACTAGGTTCTATGGATAATAGTAATTTAGGTAGTATTGCTGATATGGCAAAAAAATTCACAGCAGGAGTTAAACCAGAATAATAGAATATAATAGAATAGAATAGAATAGAATAGAATAGAATAAAATAGAATAAAATAGAATAGAATAGAAATTTTTTAAAAAAAGATACCAAACAACAAATAATAATATATTGATAATATATTATTATATCATGAAAAAATGTCCACCAGGTGTTATTTGTGTTGAAAATATGACAATGGTTTTTATAGCTATTATTATTATAATAGTTATTTATTTTATTTATTCAAGTATTAATCGTAATGTTATCATTAATAAACCTTCTGAAAAAATAATTATAAAGGAGGAAAAATCAAATGATTTTGGAAGTTGGTTTTTTCCAAATTATCCATATAATAATGTTCCAAAAGATGTATTATTAAATCCATATTCACCTCCATTAAGAGACGAAAGATATTTTTTACCACAATTAAATTTTATTCCTCAGGGTTCTTATCCTATAAATGTTTCTACAAATATCGGAGCTGTTGAAACAAGCTATAGACAAGTTGGTATTTTAACGCCATTAAATAGTAGTAGTAAGGATAGTATATTACCGTTAATGGGTAGAATATTATTCAATAGAAGAGATTTATGGAATTATTACACAATAAGTAATCAGCATAATAATGTAAAATTACCTATATCTGTAAAAGGTAAAAGTGCTCTGAATGATAATGGAGTTGATAAATTATATAATGGAGATACAGTTTATACTGAAGGAATAAATCAACCATTTAGAGTTACTATCTATGATAATGATACTATAAAATATTTACCTTCTATTTAGTTTTTAGATTTATTTAGATTTAGATTTACTTTTTTTTTTATTAGTAATTCTAAACTTTTTTCTACCTCCTTTTAATTCTTCTGTTTTACCCTGTTCTTCTATTTTACCCTGTTCTTCTCTTTCATCTTGATCTTCTGCCTTTTGAATGTTTTCAAAAACATCAGGAACAGAATCAAATGCATTTTGTTGTAAATCTTCATTCACTGAATTCATATTTGATGAAATATGTTTATTAACAGTCTCTATAATTTTTTCTGCAATTTTTTTACCTAAATTGTCTACTGCTTCTTCTAGACTTTGTGATTTTGAAATATTATTTTCAATATGTTTTTCAACTTGAATTTCAGGTTTTCCAACTTCAAGTTTCTCTTCTACTATTTCAGGTTTTCCAACTTCAAGTTTCTCTTCTATTATTTCAGGTTTTCCAACTTCAAGTTCCTGTTCTATTATTTCAGGGTTTTTAACTTCAAGTTCCTCTTCTATTATTTCAGGGTTTTTAACTTCAAGTTCCTCTTCTTTTATTTCATTTGCTTGTTCTTTTAATGCCTCATCTACATCTTCTATTCCAGATTTTTCTAACAAATTATCTAATTCATTTGTTGCTTCTTCTTTAACTTCAGTAGGAGTTTCTTCTCTAACTTCTTCTTTGACTTCATTAGGAGTTTCTTCTCTAACTTCTTCTTTGACTTCAGTTGAAACAGGAGTTTCTTCTTCTTTGATTTCAGTTGAAAGAGGAGTTTCTTCTTCTTTAACTTCAGTTGATGAAAGAGGAGGACTTTCTTCAGTTGAAAGAGGAGAACTTTCTTCAGTTGAAAGAGGAGGACTTTCTTCAGTTGAAAGAGGAGAACTTTCTTCAGAAGAGACTTTAGCTTCTTCTATTTCACCACCTTTCATATATTTATTTTTTTTTAATGTTCTATTAGATAAATTTAATCCCCTTTTTTTTCTAAATGTATTTATTTTAGATTGTTTTTTTTTATATATTTTTCTTTTATTTGATTGTTTTTTTTTATTTAATAATTTATTAATTTTACCTTTTGTTAATTTCATTTCTATATAAATAAATTAATATTTTTTATTTATATAGTTATATTAATGAGTAATGAAAATCAAGAAATGGATATTTCTCCAAAAAATGTATTTGGAAAATGTGATTTAAAATGTTCTTATAATTTCAAATATAGCGAAAGTAATATAACAGCTAAAAATGATGGAACACAAATATCATTAACATATGATAATAGTAGTGTATCTCCTGTTTCATATAATAGTCAAAAATATTCTGTTTCAAAAATATCATTATATTCACCATCCTTACATCTTTTCAATAATAATAAAACAAATGCTGAATTTGTTGTAGAACATGTTCCTGAATTAGGAGGAAAAAACTTGTATGTTTGTGTACCTATTATTCAATCCTCTAATAGTTCAACAGCAACCGATTTATTAACAGAAGTTATTAAAAAAGTATCTACTAATGCTCCGAGTGCAGGAGATTCTACAAATTTAAATATATCTGGTTTTTCTTTAGAAAATATAATTCCTAAAAAACCATTTTTTAGTTATACCAATACATCCGCTTTACCAGGGGATTATATTGTATATGGACTATTTGGTTCTATATCATTAACTGAAGATACATTAAATACTTTAAAAAGTATTATACAACCATATTCTTTATCAATGATGGGTGGAAACTTATTTTTAAATCCAAAAGGTCCAAATAGTTTGGAAAATGAAGAAGATATATATATATCTTGTCAACCAACAGGTTCTTCAGAAGAAGAAACTCAAATTACTAATTCAAAAAATGATACAACAGGGATTGATTTTGCATCT